GATGGACACTCTGGCCCGTGAAGAGAAAAAGCCACGATATAAAGATGTGGTAGACGCCCCGGCAGAGTGGCAGCTTTAACCACTGGGGGCCATAGCGCCCCCGCCCATCAACCGGGCAATGAAGCCCATCTAGGAGTAAGCAAATGATTAAAACACGATTAGAACATGGCAAGGCTTGTGACTTTGTTTCGCTAAATGATGCCGAAAGCAAACTTTATCATGGATCAGGACACGCAATCGCTCACGTAGAAAACGACCAGATAACTAAACTCGTCTACCTTAACCAGTTTGGATACGGGAGCGAGGAGCCAGAAGCTCAGGCTGCCATTGATGACGCCATGAAACAGGGAAACGCATATTTTGGAATGTGTAGCTGTTATACCTTCTGTGACCCTCGTCAAATGACGCTCAACGATCCAACATTGTTCGCTAAAATTATGCGGCTGTCGCTTGAGGATTAGGAGACCGAAAGATGCAAAATATAACGGCCATGATCGAGGAGCTTTTGAACGACGATAATCGCGCCGTCAAAACATTTAAAAGCCCACAATTCGCCAACTCCAAGGGACAAAAACTGGCAGAAGAATGCCTCGCACATTTCGATGTAACTGTGCCGATGAGATACATTGTTGTGTATTTACCGAACCGCAAACGGTTTACCACCATTTTCTTGCTTACAGAATTTCTGCGGCGCAACAATACTGGCGGTTATGTCGGAGCGATTTCTGACGCCGGATACGTTGGCATTTAAACCGGGCAATCAAGCCCATCTAAGGAGAACGACACAATGACCAGCAAAGTTGACCAACTCAAAGCTACAATTGCCAAGCAGAAAGCCGCCACACGCGCTATTCAAAAGCAAGTGGATGTGCTTGTAAAAATCGAACAGGACACTACACGTCTGAAGCGCAAAGCCCAGCGGCTTGAGCGCAAGCATGACTTCCTTAGCTGGGATTGGGACAGCCCGACTGAAGTATGGCTATGGAGTAGCCACCCGTCAGCCTATGTCAACCATGACGTTGAGGATGATTATGATGAAGATTTATGTCCAGCGGATATGCGACACATGTGGCTTGATGGATATGCCGACAGCGCAGAAGCATGGCAGTCTATAGTTCACGTTTTCGAATTGTACGTTGAAGCCGCTAAAATTTTGGAGACAGCATGACCCCCAAACAATTCAAGCAGGCCCGTAATTCGCTGGGCCTGTCATCTGCCCAGCTTGGCCTAATATTAAACACAGACAAGCGCACAATTCGCAAATGGGAATCAGATCAAGATAGCAGGCCCGTCAACCCAATTGCTGCGCGCTGTATGCAGTGGTTTCTAGCTGGCTATCGACCACCGGAATGGCCCGATTAAAACCGGGCTTGCCAATGTGGTCCATCGAGAAAGGCTTTTCGCGACTGAGATCGGCGCAGGGCAATGTAATCGTCCATCAAATCGTCACAATCTTCTTCGACTGCGCAATAGTCCTTGACGTGCCAACAAGCGCCCCAAGTCATCGCTAGACCTACCTCTTGCGCGGCGTCACGCATCGCCTCTGCTGTCGCAATGTAGTAGGGCATCTCCCACCTGACAGAGCCATCATAAGCAACCAGATCGACAGCATGTGAATACCCGTCTGATTGTACTAAATGTTTGCTTTTTAATGTTTTCGACGCGCCACTTTTCAACAGTTTTTTCTGGGTTTTCAAATCCCTGACGCCGCAGGTAACACCAAAATCATACACTGCGTATTTGCCCAGCGCGATTTTAACAGTTTCAACAAGTTGTGGGTGTACGCCGTCAAGCCGCTTTAATGATCGCTTGGATAGTTTGTAACTCATTTGGTCAACCCTTTTTGTTTTTCATACGTTCTGAGCGTTCCAATCCCCAGCATTCCGGCCAAAACAGTGAGCATCGGTCCATCGTCAAGTTTCGGCGCTATTTCATCGAAATTAAACTCAAAATAGTGGCCGTAAAACGCGCCGATAATCGGGTAGAGTAAATATGTGTAACCGAACGAAAGTGCCGCGATCCAGCCCACCATCGGACGCCAGCCGCCCTTAAAAAGCGATCCTGAGGCCGCCTCTGCTTTGTTTATTTCTAACTGGCCAAGCAATGCCTGCTGAGCGTGTTTCTCGCTCATTGTGGCGATCTCATGGGCCAACCGGGCGCGCTCATCCTTATCAGTAATAACGCTGTCCAGTAGGCCCGTTACCGGGCCGATCAATGCATTCAGTATGCTCATTCTTTTTGCCCCACGATGAAGTAACTCGCCACAAGGCCCGAAAGGGCCAGAAACTGTGCCATCAAAATACTTTCCGCTGCTTCCATCCGCCCCGGGTCCAGAACAGTTGCGATAGTGCAAACCGACATCATGCCCAAACTGCACCAGCACATATGCCGCCTGTTTTTTTGGTATACCTCATAGTCTAAGTGTCTTTTGTCCTCTTTGGTCATAACAACCCCCTATGTTCCGCTCAGCGCGGCCATGATGCCGTTGCCCTTGGGCTGATCAGCGCGCTGTGATGCTGGCCCTTGAGCGGCTAGCGCTGCTGAAAATAATGGTATGCCACCCTTGGCCGCAATTTTGCGCACCAGATCGTCGGTAAGGCGCAGCCCTAGAACATTTCGTTCGCCGTCCCCGGTCTGGATAGTGACGCGCTCCAATTTGGCTTTTGAGTCCAATTTCTTTAGAACCGCTTTCATCCTTTGAGGCACAATTTTGTCGTAAAATTCGCCGCCCTCACTGCGCTCCATTGTCATATCTGACGCCATGTCAGCCGACCCCAATGTTATGTAATCCTCGCCAGAATTAATTGCTTTTTGGAGTTCTTGCCGCAGGGCGAAATCAACCCATTTGTTTGTACTGCTGATCAGTGGGCCACCCTCTTTCGCACTCAGGGTATTGTTCTGTTTCAGACCAGCTTGATAGTCCGGCATCATTTCAGCATATCGTGCGCCGTAACGGTCACGAAAATCAGTCGCAATTGTGGTGTTTGAATTTTCATCCATTAAGTAAGAAAGTAGGACATTATTGTTTGGCTCATATAATTGGCTAGTGCCATCAGAAGGATTAGGATTGTGCGGTATGCCCAGCACATCTTCTTGATATTTTTTAATGTCTCCAAGAACATTTATATGGTCGATCGCTTCATCAGAATCGGCTATTTTCTGGCTAAACTTAAACGCTGATCTGGCCGACCTTTGGAGGTCGCCCACTTCAATTCTTGCCTGTTGATAACGCCCCTCGACAGCTTGCTCGTCAAATGTTTTAGAACGGTATGATGGGCCAGCCTGATTTGGGTTGGTAAGATTATGATAATCAGTGGACTCTTTTGTTTTACGCAACTGTTGGCCCCAATCTGACTGGATTTCACCAACGTGATGTGTTTTGCCGCCGCCTATTACGGGGAACAGCCCGGTGCGGGTATGCACCAAATTGTCCTCTTCTAACCAATGAGATTGATCGAAAGTGCCACCGCGCAAGTTTTGGTCAGGCGGCACATATTGATACCTATTTTCTGTGTAATCTTCGACCCCGGTAGTGAAATAATCACTGTACTGAACTTCGCCAATATCTGCCGAAACTGACAGGCCAAGCTCATCGCGAACGTCCACCACATCCATTTGGCCTACCTGTTCTCGTAAGCTCTCATCCGCATACTCCCGGGCTGATTCATAACTCATAGTGTAGTCGAGCGCTTCGTCTTCGTCAGCATGCAGTGTGTAGCCCGATCTTGTGTTGTCTCTGCCGTAATCTTGAGGCGTCATCCAAGTATCGTCACCTTGAAATTTGTTCATTAAATTTTCTTCAAATAGCTCGACACTCCCAAAGCCCATTTCATCAGCAATTTTTTGCGCTTCCTCTGCGTTTAAATCTGAATATTGGACTGTGTCTTGGCCGCCGCCGTAGAGCATGTCGTACCGGACGCTATCCATGTAGTATTCTGTCTCGTCATCCAGACGATCCTCGACCCAACGAGAAGACAATTCGTCCGAACTCAACGTGCTATCATCATCCAAAATACCGGGGGCCGTATCACTGGATTCATCGAGCATGCTATTGCCTGCATAATGCTGCAAATATGTGATAATACCGTCTTTTGTTACTTTGGGCATGTCCCGAAATTTATTGTCAAATCCCGACCACTCTAATTCGTCCTCTTTTGCGCCGCCTTTGATCATCATTGCGCGCAGTTGCTCGTATGTCCCTTTTGACTGCGGCATGGCCTCAGCGGCTTTAATTGAGGGCGAATACATATCCTGTAATTTAGGCCTTGGTAACGGCTCCAAAGACGGGCCGCCGTTGTGGCCAATGTTGGCAAAATTGGTGCCGACAGTGGGCATCTGCCCTCGATTGTTCATACCAGCCCTCAGAGACCGCATAGCAGGCCCAGAGAGTATTCCAGCCAGTTTGCCATGAGGGCCAAAGCCTGCCACTTCAAGGCCACCCATCACGTCCTTGAAGAGCCTTTTTTCGCTTGCCGTATCGCCGCCAATAATCTCTGAGGCGTAACCCACAGCTTTTTCTGTTGCGCCTGTTGCGCCCGTCAGCGCCGCGAGCGCCATATCCACCGGATAAGTGATCGCCCGGTTTACGGGCTCCATAATGCCGCCACGCATAAACTCCGGCAGAGCATTATAAGTCACGTTGCCAGCGTTCTGGCCGATCATCTTCGCATCGCTGAGCATCTGTCTTCCGGCCTTGCCACCGATGTCGCCAAAGCGATTTTCAGGTTGCGGCGAATAACGGCTATTTAGAAAATCTAATATACCCATTTTATTGCCCTGTTTCATCTGCTCGGGGAGACATCATTGACCCCATTATGCCTGTGCCGCCTACCGCCAGCGGGGAGCGGTTTACAATAAAATCTTTGAGCATGCCCTGACGGCTCAAGCCGCGCTCACCAGCGCGCTTGTCAAGCGTTCTGCGGAACAACTCCATCGCCGTGCCTTGGCTCTCGTCAGCGAGCCCGGTGATGTCACCAGCGCCCATCCAAAGGCTAGCTTGAAACTGCGCAGGCGTCATGTTGTAGTTTTTGGCTAGACGTTGCGCCATTTCCTCCAGCGCCGCATATTCTGTTCCTTTGGGCGTATCCAGCCAAGCCGTTGGCATCCGCGAAAACGGGGCAGTCGATTTGATGACGCCGTCCGAAACCGCTTTGGCTAAATTAACCGTGGTGATCTCTTGCCCGGTGCCTGTCTTTCGGATCGTTATGTATTTTTTCATTTTGCGAGGCCCAAAAGCCTTTTTAACAATCGCGATGTTCTCCTGAGACAATTGCGCTTGACCCGACAAAAAGTCAGAGCCGCCGTCCGCCATCGCCAACATTCGCATAAAATGCTTGTCAGCCGCAATATTTGTATCGCTGCCCTTGAGGCTGTTCGCAAAGCCTTTCACTTTTGGATTTGCCTGCAAATGCTTAGATAGCGCCGCGCCCTTCAAATCAGGCGGCGTCTGGCGATCCCACTTGCCGTCTAGCTGATTTACAATGTTGCCTGCCTGCCCCTTTTGCATCACATGCCCGTAACCGTATCCCTTCGGCGCATTCGGCACACTAATGCCTAATTTTTTGGCCGCATCCGCAGGGGTTATCCCGCCCTGTTTCACAAGCATAGCAACCGCGAGCCGCTCGTCAGGATCGGCAATCGCTCTGTAGAATGTGCCAGCCCGGAGGTTTTGAGGGACATTTGACCCGGTGCTAGTAGCGCCGATCATCTCGACAAATTCGCTCCATTCGTCGTGGCCCCGATCCGGGCCTAAAAGATCGACAAACCAATCGCGCATTTCTTCGGTGTTGTACCAATCTTCTCCTCCGAATTGGATGCCGCTTTTAATGTAATTATCAAACATCGAATTGATCGGGTCGTTGGCATCGTCGGCCCGTGAAATTAAGCGCCCCATTCTCCCGGGAATGTTCTTTGGCCGATATCGCTCAAACGATCCACCAGAGCGATCCGGGGCAGGGCCACGGTATCTTGGATTTGATCCCGCTGGATTGTCTACACTGTCAATCGGGCGCATCCGCATGGACGCTGGCGGCATATTGTGGCCGATCGCCGAAATGGGTGCTGGCGGCTGCGGGATCAGGTCGGTAAGCGATCTGCTGCCGCGCATCAATTTTCCTACAATGCCTGACATTAGCTTTCCCCTCTCAGCCGCGCAGCGAATAACTGCTTTATTTTTTCCATCGATGCTGGTGGTTTATTAAATCTTGCCTCTGACCGTCTTTTGTCCTTCAAATACTGTTGAAAAGCAGGCGTTTCCCCTGCCGCACTTGGGGCAGGCTGGCCCATCATATTATTATTGATCGTATCCATCGGGCCGCGCTGGCCTGTCATGTATTGATCCAACAACTGCATCAACGTGCGCTCCGGTTGATCATCCGGGCCGTTAGGCTGCCACATAGCATTCTGATCATATGCGCCATTTGGGCTCACTGGCCCTCTGGAACCCGGGAACATTAATTGGCCCAGTATACCACCGTTGTTTACTAAACTAGCAGGCCCGGTCGGATACATTCCGCTGCCGCGAGGTGTCGCGCCAACGTCATTGCTAAACATCGAGAAAATATCGTGCTTCGCCTGCCTGTTAGCCTTTGGTTTGGACTGATCAAATTCGTACTCTTTCGAGCTAATACGGCCATCGCTGTTGGCGTCCATTTTACTGCCGCCGCCTGACATAAATTGGTCGCCGCTGTAGCCAGCGCCACCACCATTAAACATATCAGCTAAATTTTTGAATCCGAAAAGCCCAGCCATTCTTAATAACGTGAACTGGATGACTTAGATTTCGACGCCTTTTTCTTGGCCACTTTTTTCTTTTTCCCAAACATTTGTTCTCTCCTATGCCACGCGAACCCCGCGCAAGTTGCGCCTGATCGGCGCGTTCCATTTTCTACTGGCCGCTGAGCCGTGGACTCCGATCGCCGCATCGCGGCTCAAGGTCAGGCAAAAACTATCGGCCATATTCGGGCTTTTTACGCCCCGTTTCTTCATGTCGGCCTTACTCTCGACCTTGATCTTGCCGTTGGACGAAAACGTGTAAGTCGGGCCAACAAGCTCAGCCAACAAGTCATCATCTTTCGGCAGCCGACAATCGCGAGCCTCTAGAAATGCCTTGGCTTTATACCAAAGCTCAGCCCTCAGATTGATGTACTGCTCGCCCATGCTCGGGCTTTCGCTCACATTAACAGGTATCACAGGCAAATTTAACTCTTGCCCTCGATCAACAACAGCCGAACCCAAACCTATGGAATCGACATAAATGGCCTCTGGGCGCTCACTAGGCGGCAACGCATCATATTCGGCTTTTAGAGCCCCCGTAAGTTGCATCAAATCCAACCCCTGCCACAGCTTAAATTCGGTCACAACACGGCCAACGCGCTTGCACAAACTGCTCTTATCCGAACCAAACCTGCTGACATCCAAGCCCCAAACAGCAACGCCGCCCGGGCGATCTGGGATGTCGCGCTTCATCGCACTCTCAACTAAATGATGCGGGATGACGCCATCGTCATCAATCACGGGAAATTCGCCCAAAACGCGCACCCGGAACTGATTGCTGTCTTCTGAATAACGAGACCGCATCTCCGCGACATACTCGTCAGAAACTCTAGGGCTATCGATGCAACTAACTTTCCTAGTCCACCAATCCGCCTTTAATTTATTGTGCGTGTCGTAGAAAAAACCGCTCGATCTGGTCGGGTTCCCAAGCAACAACGTACAACAGTTTTGTCCCGACATACTGCCTGCTGAAGCCTCGTAGACCTGCGGAGGAATACCGCTAGCTTCATCTGCCACCAGCATCACATGGTCGCTGTGTATTCCAGCCAGAGCCTCTGGCGTTTCTACCCGGCTCGTGCGAGCCGAAATAAATGCCTCCGCCGGAGCCGCAGCCAATTCAATCCGATCAGATTTAACAATAAGCAATTCTTTTAGCTGATCCGGCATCTCATTAATCCAACGTCTACACTCCGCAAAAAGCGCGTCGAATAACTGTGCGCTGGTAGGGCTAGTGCAAACAATCTTAACAGGGTAGCGCGTTAGCAAATACCAGAGCATCATCCAACTAGCACCAGAAGATTTCCCAACGCCGTGGCCGCTGGCAACGCTCAAACGGCGGCTGCCAGTAGCAACAGCCATCATCATCTCCCCTTGCCAAGCGTCCGGCGTAACGCCGAATACCTCGCGCACAAAAAGAACAGGCTGGTCACGGTATCTCCGCAAAAATTCAACAAAATGGTTTTCGTCTGCCACGCTATCTAACAGACTTCTTTAGCGCCATTATAGCCATTGCGCACCTCCAAACCTATTTCCTCTTGACCGCACTGGCATAGCCAATCAGCGATTTTTTCCCGCTCAGCACGGGCGGCTAACCAAGCATTGTGCTGCAACGTGATATTTTCCTGTCGCAACTGTGCCGCCTGCTCTTTGTCCATCTGATCATACTCGCCACGGTTCCATTCCCATTTAGCCATCGCTGGCCACCTCGATCTGTACCCGGCGCAAAGCGTCCAGATGCTGAGCGCCAACATTTACCTGCACATTCGTCTGATTTTTGTTGGTCGCCCACACATCCGGGTCAAATGCAGCAGCGCGCCACTTTCTCACGCTGATCTGCTCCCGAACTTTCGCGATGCTCGACGTGTCAACATCAACATTGTCCGCCAACTCCATCGCCTCGTCAGCCAAACGCTCAGCCGCCACCTTGCGAGCCGCCTTGACCGTAGCGCTGCGATCCGGCTCAGAATGCAGCCATTTATACATAATATTTCGGCTGACATCCATGCTGCGCGCCAGCGATGTGACAGTATCGCCGTTGGCAATCTGCTCAGCAATCCAATCAACGCCGCCAGCTTTTTCAATCGTTTCGATCATTGCGCGTTTTAGCGGCTGTCCAGCCATAACTTTCCCCATTCTGGTTTGAGAAAAATATAGGCTGCGTGGTGGACGATGTCAGCTTATGCGAAAAAAAACATTTTTCTCAAACAAACATCGCATTTTATGTTTTAGACATTTCTGAGTTTTTTTTGTTGCGTGTATGTCTCTTAACCAGCCCAGCGGAGGGGCGGCCATCCCACCCCCGGGGGGGGGTAAATTCATGCAAAATTGCCCTCTTTTTGAAACTATGTTGAAACCTGACCATGTAAGTCATTGATTTCATTGGGTTTCGGTATAATGGAATGATATATCGGCACCTATTTCTGCCCTCGCGAGGGCGCATGAGGTGAGCCCCGGCAGTCCCGGCACTTGGTCAGATGGGGATGTCATCATCGATCGTTTCGTCTGCCGTGCATCTGATCGCGGTGACTTCAGCCCCCGGGAAACTGGACTTGGTGACAGCCATGAAGTCGAGCGCGGTGCGGCTGTAGTGCTGATATGCTAGCCCCACCTCTCGCAATGAGACCAGCGTTAGATCAGGCCGCTGGCGCTGCACGGTCGGCCATGCTGCCATGTCTGCCATGATGCCTAGCTTCAGTCCCTCCACCTCTAACTCCCAGTATGCATCTGACGCTGGCTCTGCGCCCGTATCAGTCGCAACTCGATCCATTGCCTGCATGCCCTTCACGGCGTCATTACATCTCTGCTGAGCAAGCTGTGGGTCGCTCCCCTCACCAACCGCTTGGTTCATCCGATCGAGTGCCTGCCCGTACCGCTGGGCCATTTCGGGGCTGACCAGATCGACCAGCCTATCCACCCCCCACTTCTGATCCATAGCTCTGGCTGTACGATCAAATGCAACTGTCGCGAGGTCGCACATAATCTGATCCTTGCTAGCGCCGGGATTAATGATCTGATCCGATTTCCCCTTCCGCGCTGCCGCCCGGTAAGCACCACGCTTCAAAGCCCCAACTCCAAGGTGCGGTGCGGCGAGACGAACAGAAACTGACAGAACCGCACAACCGCACCACCCCGCACCCCTATAGAAGGTGCGGCGGCGGTGAGTTTCGAGTGCGGAAGCCAAGGTGCGGAAACCTGCGGAAACCTGCGGAAACCTGCGGTACAATCAAACATTATTCTTGCCCTTTATCCCTGCCATAAATTTGTCTGCGTCATCAATAGCGGCGGTCATAACTGCCAAATTATCGCCGTCTAATCCGACCAGCATCTTCACCATCTTACTGATGTTCTTGATGTCTGATTGCATGTCGTAGGTGCAGATCATGTGAGCGATTAGGGCCGCCATTTCACCTACCTGCATTCGATCCGGCATCGCTTCGACCAGTGCCATGTGTGCGTCGATCTTGTCCTCGTTCATTCTAATTCCTCAGTGCGTTGTTATTGTTGTTGTTGGGCTGTTCATCCCGGCGACTACGACCTTCTTTATTCTGCCGTTTCGACCGTCCGGGCGTTCCTCAATCGCCAGCACGTCTGTCCTGATCCAGTGCTTCACCAATTCCTTTACCCTTGCTTTGACTGCGTCTTGGCTGACATCTAATTGCAGCGCGATTGCGACTGTCACACCGACCCAATTGGCCGCTTGCGATGACTGACTAGGCTCATTGCTGACCATCGCTGCCACGGCCTGCTGCACGGCTGCTGCGTCCTCATTGGTCACCCCATCGAATGCGTCTGGCCACTGCCATTTCTTAACCGCGCCTACGCTCTGGCCGCTGGGCAGCATCACGCTGACCTTTTCGTACCATTGATTAACGGCTGCACTGGGCGGCGCTAGGTTGCTCTCCATGTCAGCAAGTCTGAAGTAATATCTGTGATTGGTGATGCCTGCCTTGGCACCTTCGTCTTCTGACATGCTCACCAGTATTCGATTGAAGCGGCTGGTGCCGCGCAATGCTGATCCACCTCTGGCATCGTCAATGCTGGCCGTCACGCCCTGCGCTATTTTTCTGGTGTGATGCACAAGGCCCAAAGCAGTTTGCGTTCTGTTTGCCATAAGTCTGAGCCGCTGGCCTACTGATCTGAATATCTCGTTTGTCTCTGGTGAGCGTGACAAGTCTTGCAGCGGATCGAAAATCACTACATCAATTTTATTTACAGTTATGAACGTCTCAAGCTGAGCGAACAGCGTTTCATTTATGACGCCCTCGATACCGCCGATCAGCCAGAAATCATCGTGGTCGATGCCTGAGACTGCGTAAAGCCGCCCTACAATTTCAGCCTGATCGATTTGGTATTGTGTTAGCAGCGCGGCGACCCGGCTATTTAAAACGTCCTGATCATCTTCTGCGTTGTAGTACAGCACCCGGGCTGGCTCTCGCTGGTAGCCTGTCAGAATGCCACGGCCTGTTGCAATGTCGATAGCCTCAGCGAGAGCCAGCATAGATTTGCCAACCTTGGGCGGTGCTACTGTGAGGCTGGTGTATCCAGTTGCGTAAAAATCTGAATAGACAAACTGCGGCTGCGGAATGGCCGCCAAGTCTTTTTCGATCCATGATTGGAATGGCAACTCTGGCAGGGCTGACAATTCTTCTGTTGTGAGCGGCTGGGGCGGCTCGCTGGGTGCGTAGCCTTTAGCTCTGGCACCATCGATCATCTTTTGGATTTGCCGCCGGGACGCCTCTGTTTTGAACGTGAGTTCCTCTACAAGGCTTTGGATTTCGTCATCGTCCAGTCCTTTGGTTACATATGAACCAACCAGCTTCAAAACGTGGCTGTTCCATTCCTCGCCGGACAGCGCTTTTATTCGTGCTTTTTCCCGGTCAAGCCGCTGTGGTCCTAGGTCAATTCCGGCACTTGCAAATCCTGAGATCGGATCAGACTTGGACGCTTGAAAAACTTGATACATTCGTTGGAACTCAACAGGATCGCGATCAGTGTGGAACACTGTTTTAATCGTGCTGATCTCTGGCACATAGCCACGGCCACGCTTCTTTTCATCCGGCCAAGTGACTGTCCCGGCTAGCCGCATAATTCTATCTGGATTGTGAATTGCCGGGTCTGTTTGCAGCGATCCTAAGATCGCTTTTTGCAACTCAGTCCAAGCAGATAAATTATATACTGGCTCGTCTAACTCCCAGTAAGCATGGCCTCTGAGGTGTGGGGTCGAGCCCGTCTTAACCGTCAGGCTGGGCTGCGGCCCGGCGAATGATCTTATGTTATCCATGCCTCGCTGATCGTCTGCGTCTGCAAATGCGTAAAATGCCGCGATGACATCGGCGGTGCTGCTGGCCTTGCCAGCGCGCTCGATGCGGATCGGGTTGACCGTCACATATACATTATTGTTGCTGGCATTTTGACTTGCCGCATAGTCAACAGCCTCATCGATCTGTTCTGGTGCAAAGTGCTGCCAGCTTGGTAATTTGTTGTCCTGTTCCAGACACCTCAATTCAAACTGCGCGGGTTCTGTTAGCTCACCCCAGCGCTTTGTGATCGCCGCGAGGTGCGACCGTATTTCCTGTTTAACTGCCAGCATTTTTGCCTCTGTTTTTATATGTCAAAAAAGACCCGGCGATTTACTGAGAGGTAAATTAACATGAGAAAATCGCCGGGATAGTTACGCTTGATCAAGGGCAGTTTAGATGCCTGATTAAGCGCCTTGCCCCCCCGGTGAAGATGTTGAGGTCTTTTTAAAACCGGGGGAGCGAAGCCTTAAAATAAATCGTCAGGGTGAATTTCTGCCGCTGGCTGAGCCGCTGGTTGAGCCGCTGGTTGAGCCGCTGGTTGAGCCGCTGGCTGTACCGGGTTAATCACAATTTCTGACGGGCCAGCTTTGAGGCTGTCCGGGCGCTCGATCCATTGTTTAACATCTAGCAATGGAACTGCTGTGCTACCCTTTTTGTATTTTTTCTGCGCGACATCTTTGAGGATAACTTGCGGCACTTCATTCGGGCCTACCTCTTTATTAATTTGAGGTACTAAGTGAATGAGTGCATCCCAAACAGCGGCCCCTGCTTGTTCCCAGACGGCAGTTTTATTTTTGCTAAGGGCTACCCGCACACTGATCCCCTTTTTCCATCCCTCGCCCGGCGAGGGCATCATCTGCGATGTCGATTGGTTCCATTTCCATTCTGGGGCCACCCCAATGACGCCCTCTGTTTGGCACCAACCAGTTTTCAATGTGGCGATGTCGATGACGAAACCGTTTGATATGTCGAGCGGCTGTTTATCCGGGCCATCGCGCAGAAAAAAAGTGCAGGCGGGTACGGTAAGGTCTTGAGTTCCGCGAGCAGTCCACTGCATGAATGGACCCGAAGTGGTGTCGCTTGAGAGATCGATATTTAACATTTTGTTTCCTTGGTTAAGATCGTTTGAGTGTTTTCGTGGTGAAAATGCCGTCATGCTCTGGGTGATCGAACATAAATTGCCGGGCATAATATGCTATGTAATCGTTTGAAATCTTGAAATCGCTTCCGGTAGTCGCGATCATCGTCTCCCAGCGAATGCGATTTACTATTAGCCAAGCGGAGAACTTTGAGTGGCCCATGCCAATCGCTTGGAATGTGAACTTTTTGAACTGCTCGTAAATTTGCGGGTTTTTTTGATGCCAATTCCACCATTTTTCCTTCATGCTGACATCGCGCCCAAGCCGCACCGTTGACGTTTCTTCATCTGCGTTTTCCATTAGTTTATCCTATCCGAAATGTGTGGCGTGAAGCTCTTCTGAGCCAGACCAATAAAAGCTGTGCGGATTTGTAGGCACGATAGCTGCGGCTGTCGCGGCATCCTCGACGTGCGTGAGAAATCTCTCCATTCTGATTATCTGTTTTTTGGCCTTTGCCAGAGTTTCGACAACGTCCCCGTCTTCAAGCCAGCTTGCTTTTTTGCTTGAGACATACAGAAATTTTACTGCGCTATTGCCCCGTGCTTTTGCGTAAATTGCCCGTTGCAATTGGTGTTCTGGCGACATGACGCTAGGAATGCGGCCCGTGCTTTTCAAATCGACCACCAAACCATGTCGGGGAAAAACGAAATCCAAATACCCGACGATTGGGATAGCCCAGTTATCTTTGTGCTTGCAAAAGATTTCGACTTTATGCTGTCCACCGTCTTCTGGAAATTCGGGTTCGCCAAACGGCTTGAGTTCGTCAATGCAGATCGTTGCAACTGCCTCGATCATGTCCCGTTCTTTTGTGATTTTAGGGCTAAGCGCTATAGGAAATTGCTTGTCAAATTTCTTGTGCGCCGCTTTTAAACTGTCATCAAACGATGTCCCTGTCAGAGTGTCGCTCACAACGTCCTCAGCGCAGATGCCTCGAAACATTGGCGCGCTCCCGCCCGTTCTTTGCTTCAGCAGGTATGACATCACCCAAACATCGGGCGCATTCGTGAATAGGTTGATCGAGCTAGCGCTTAAGTGGTTTATACCATGTTGCTCAAATCCACTCATGTTTTCGCCACTTTCCTTGGCAAGAGGTGATAGCTGAGGCTGCTGATTTCATCGGCCCGGCACTTAATACCTTCCAAATTTCCACGTTGCTTGCACTCCAGTCGGATGAGGTCGGCGACCCGGTCGATCCGCTTGGCGACTGCGGCCATGTCGGTGATTTGCTGATCTGTCATGGCGTCACCAGAAGAAATGTGAAGCACAATATTACTATCGCGATCACTCCGATCACGTCCCGTATTTTTGCCCTGCCTTGTATCATCTTTGCTCCTTTAGTTTTTGGTTTGTTCTCGATTAATCTTTCCGCTATGACAAACACAACTTGCCTAGCGAGTAAATAGGAGATAGACAAAAACTTGTCAGAAAGTAAACATTAAAAAGGGAAACTGAGTAAAACCATGACATTACAAGAATATTTAACTTTGAGTGGTCAGTCGCAGGCGGTCTGGGCTAGAGAAAAAGGTTTCGGAGTTTCGATTGTGTCACGGTGGGTCAATGGCCTGCGTGTCCCATCTCGACAGAATATCAGCAAAATCACTGAACAAACCAAAGGGGCGGTCTCATGGACAGATTGGACAAATACGACTCACTGATCCGTCAGGCAGAAAATGCTGACCGGGAAGCAGTGAGATTGGAACATGAATATCGAGGTGTGCGCCCGGGCTGGGTATCTGAGGAGGTTTGCAATCAAGAGCGCAAATCGAGATCGTTCCGGCGTCAAGCATTATCATATCAGGCGATGCAATGACAGATGAGCAAACAATAATCAGACTGCAATCTATGCAAGGCAAGGTTGCAAAGCAGCGCGTGGAAATATCGCGCCTGACTGATGTTGTCGGCAAATTGACTGACGAGCGAGACAATCTTTTATCCGACATACGCTGGATGCGAGGGGAAAAGCAGAATGGTAAATAGTCGCACAAAAGGAGCGGATTTCGAGCGAAAAACGTGCCAGATTTTAAATTTAGAGTTTGGCCAAGTGTTCAATTTCAGACGTGATCTAGAGCAGTATCGGGAAGGGCTCCACGGTGACATCTGCTGTGACGATCCTGATTGGCCTTTCGTCATCGAATTAAAAAGGTATGCAAATGGCCCCCAAGGCGGCCAGCCAGCATGGTGGCAGCAAGCAAAAGATGCAGCCAATGCCGCTGAAAAATTACCAATTCTGATCTACAAATACGATCGCCGCGATCCCGTTGTAGTACTGCAATTAAGCACAATTGCAGACGCAATAGGATCACATAGTGAATCGACCGATCTCTATCAGACTAGCCTGCCAGCTTGGATCACGTTGGCCCGGGAAGTTATGGCTCACCAAGAATTAGAAGAACGTCAGAAATGGTAGCCGTAACGAAGGCCAACCAAAGTCAAAAAAAAACCAGCGAGCAGCATGCGCGGGAATACCTGCGAAATAGTCAGACGAATAGCTTGAGGCATCGCGCTGTGCCACTGACGCTGCCGCCAGCGCCACCTTGGGAGACAGCAAATGACACCATTGGAAATGATGAAACTTGACGCCGAAAGTTGCAACAAACGGCTTCTTGAAATTACGGGCCGTCAAAATTATGGGATCGCCGGGCAGGCACAAAGGGGCGGAAGGCCGAAAGGGAAGAAGAATGAAATTACTTATGGAAGCGCAGATGCTAGTCGAGGGAACCCGCAAAAAAGAATACGGCGATCCTTCCGACAATTTTTCCTTGATCGCTAAGCGGTGGGAAATGATTTTGGGAGTAGAGATCAGCACTTGGCAGGTAGCAGCAATGATGATCGACCTGAAAATTGCGAGGCTCTGCGGCCCGGGTGCAGGTTACAAGCGCGACACCGCTGTGGACATCGCAGGGTATGCTTCGCTGATGGCGACATTAGCAGAGGGTACTGATGGTAGCTGAGCGCCCTCTCAAGCGCTCACAGGCCGAACAGATCGAGGATTGGTACGCTAGGGGCATGAAGCGCGTATCTATCGCTGAGAATAAGGCCATGCGCGACCGCATGTCACCCTACTTCACCCAAACGAATACTGATCGAATTGCTGATCAGGCGAGCCGCCGGGCGGCTATTGTTTGCGCGATTAAATCTATCGGGCGATGCACTACCGCTCAAATATCTGACTACACGAATATCAACAACAGATCGATCCAATCAACCATGCCATTCTTGGTGCGCGATGGCACAATATTGCGCACCGGGGTAAATAGCCAAATCAGATTTTATAGGATGCCAGATGCCGACAAAAAGTAAAAATGAGGTCACCCTTGAGGCTGTCAAAATGTTAGAAAAGGATGGCCGGAAAGTATACAAAATAATCTATGATGGGAAACGAACTGAGTTCGTCCTGTCGGACCAGCCAGAAGCTGATCCTACGCTCTCAGATATTCGCTGGCGTTAGGTAAACGCAGCGGCGTCTACTGCTTTGATTGCATCAGCAGCGCGGCGCTTTTGCGCTGCTGCCCGGCAATATCGCCCTACCATTTTCTTTGACCCGTGGCCAGAGATCGCCATGATCGCATCATCATCGAGGCCGATTTCGGCCAAGCGGCTGCAACATGTGTGTCTCAATTCGTGTATTGTACGCTTGACGCCTGACACCTTGCGGATTTCATTAAAGGGGGAGAATACTGCGTCATAGGTGAGTGGTTTGTTTTTCCAGTTTTTGTTTTCAAGTATGTAACCAGTGCAGTCGTTTGAATTTCCCATGCGTTTCAATATGCTTTGTAGAGCATGGGTAAACGGGATGAAAACTTGTGCGCCAGTTTTTTTCTGTGTCACATGCAGACCATAGCCAGCAAGTTTATCCATGTGCAGGCTCTCCCAGCACATTAGCAGCACGTCACTGATCCGCTGGCCAGTGGCTAGGCACAGTTCCATGACCAGCACGGTGCGGTCATCACCCGCAGCTTCAGCAGCGTTGCGAAACGAAACGATCTCAGCGTCTGACCAAGGCATTTTTGCCTCGTTGTTCGTAGCCAAATTCCCGACACCTTTGGCCGGGTTGGTGGTGACCCACTCCTCATCTATCCCCGTCTCAAAAATGTTAGACATCACCGCCAATAGCATGTTCGCAGTCGCTGGTTTCTCTGCATAACTGTCGCGCATTTGGATCATATGTTTCCGTGTCATCAATTTAACCGACACCGTGCCTACGCTCTCAGATATTTTTTTTAAACTATGTGCGTAACTCTTTTTCGTGTTGAATGTTTTCGTTAAATACTTTGGGCTAGCGCAGTACATTTTTATCAATTCATCCACAGTCCGCCGATTTTTGCTTTTGACAGCGCCGCCCAAGCAGTCACTATATTTTTTAAAAAATTCGGGGGTGTTCGCGTTAACCGATGGACCAAGACTGATGCACTGCCCGTCCCGTATGAAATATAAGTACTGGCCCATTTTTTTTGCATATACATATTTTGGCAGGCTGCGCTTTTTCATGCTCTTATCCTTGTTGTTGTTCCAAATTCCTTGACTATAAATAGTTGCCCAACTGACAAGTATCAAGTGCCTTTTTGAAACTACTTTTGAAACTATGCGGTATACGCTATGTAAAGTATTGATATTAATAGTAAAAAAATAATCTAGAGATAAAGGGCAATTATACTAACACTGTTTAAAAACAAGGACTTAGATAAAAGGTTTCAAAAATAAAGCGGGTCTTGAGGGTACGTTTTTGAAACTAATTTAGTGCCGTATTGGCACTAAAGATTTTTCTGCACTGAGATTACACGGCCCAGCACCTTCAAATCGCTCTCGTCCGAAACGGCCTCGTCTTGGTGGTTAGGATTGTCTGATTTAATCTTGATCGTTCCAGAAAATTTAGAGTATATGATCCGGCCAATCGCGGGGCCGCTTGGCATGTCAAAAACAAAAATGCCGCCATCGTTCAAATCGGTTTGGCCTTTGTTGAAAATGACTGTATCGCCGGGCTCAATCGTAGGTGACATTTCGTCACCCAGAACCCGCAATGCAAACAAATCAATCACCTCACACCCCCTTGCAATGCGGGGGTCTATCACCAGCATCTGCTCATCCCCCACCGAATCGTTGGGATAGTTGTCATTCTGACAAGAATAGTAAGGTATTAGAATTGGCGTGACAATGTTTTTAATTTTACCAGCTAACATTTCATCGATTGTGACATCGAGTGCGGTAGCGATTTTCTGGATAGTAGATAATGTGGGCATACGAGTGCCGTGTTCCATTCTTGATAGCTGGCTGGCCGTGATCCCAGATAACAGCGCTAGCTGTGCCTGAGATACCGACCTAGCAAGCCGAATTTCTTTAAGTTTCAATGTATTGTCTCCCCAAATATAATTCTAGCTAGTAGGCTGAATTATATTTGGGTAGGTCCGGTCGGGGCGTCTTGCCACGAACTGGCGGAAACGAACAAGCCGCCAGCACAAGCGTAGGTGGACGCACATGCTGCCAGTGCTAGATATTTTGCGGCCTCTATGTTGCATCTCGCAACACAACGCAATTTATCTAGGGCTATCTCATCTCGCTTGTTCATTTTTTAATCCGAATGTTTCCGTTAAGACAACTATTCGCAGATTAACTTGTCATTGGCAACAACTAATACTTTTTCGACTACAACTTTAAATGGGAACACGTCTCCCACATTTGGGAGACATGAGGCCGCCGCCGGATTTTATGCTATATTTTATTAATATTGATCTTGCCGAAGGCCGCCAGTTGCAGCAGGCAAACTGGTGGTCGGAACAGGCAAGCCCCGGCGTGATGTCATATCGAAATAATTTTGTGCGGCTCCGGTCGCCAACAATCGATTTCGCGCTGCTGGTGCCATCAAGCTAAGCACCCCGGCTGTTGCCATCCCCGCACCTCCGGCTCCACTGCCATACGCCAGCCCTGCGCCCGGCAAAACGGGCATGAGCGCCATTGCGTTTGCTCCCAGCCGATCCGAAGTTCCCGTGTTGCCGGGCTTTTTCAGAACGTCTGCGCCATACCGAATTAGATCGTTGTATGACGATCTACCTTGGACATACGCCATGATGTCGTTTGATTTCGCTGCGTTCGCAAGTTCCGCTGGCCCAATAACTGGGCGGCTTCCCCGCGATTTGGCAAACGTGAGCGCCTTTTCCAGAATAAGCAGATCACGATAGCCCTGTCGAGCGTCCTGATACCGTGCCAATTCTGTTCTATTTCCCCCCGATCTGATCGACGCTTCCATCGCGTTATCGATCAAGTTTTGGGCCGCCGCAGCCGCTTCCCGGGTGGCCTGCTCCGGCGATTGAGTCAACTTAGATAGTTGTGTTCTCATTCTCTGATATGCTTCGCCACTGACTACGGTTGCGTTTGCCATTTGGTTTGAAAGATTTTGAAAAATTGCGCTGTGACCGCCAGCGGTTACTACATCTGCGTATTCGCCTGCTGTCCTCTGAAATCCTAGCCGAATATCAGGAGTAACTACGAAACTGTTACTCTCCGCGAGGCTGTCCATCGTTCTGCCCAAGCCGTTCCTAATAGTCACTACCGCCTGCGTAGCGTTAGTACCCTGTGGCACATCGATCGTGCGGCGCAACGATGCTGGTATCGCTGTTTGGATTGCCGCATTGGTATAGCTCTCATCTGCGCGATCGTACAACGCCCGGCCTGCTCCCGAACTATCCTCAGCCGCTTGGAGCCTTGGTGTATCAGTGGACTGCCCGGCAGTCGGGGTTACACCACGCGCTCTGAGCGCGTCCACAGCGTTCTGATATGCCGGGCTCACCTTGCCACCAGCCACCATGTTCTCAAGCATTTCTAGCGTCTTGCCGCCAAAAATTCCGCCAGCCATTCTCGCATACGGCTCTAACGTAGTACCCTCAGTCACCTGTCCAGCGGTTTCAGAAACGAGAGCCGGGGCCAAGACGTTGCGGCCTAAATTGTTAAACCCGGTTCCCGGCAAAACTGCTCCAACGGCAAAGTCTGCCCCCGTTTGCAAATACTTGCCTGTGCGGGTGGTTGGTTTGTAGTCTGTGCCAACGCCAGAAAGCGCCTCTGGCAGAAACCCACCGTCCTCTTGACTAGCGGTTAATTTGTTAACAGCCGCTTTTGCTTCGGGGAACCCGAAAAAACGGTCCTCGTCAGGAAATTCACCCAGACCCGCTTTCTCTAGACCCATGCCGATGCTGTTCATAATTGCGCCGGGCAAGCCTGCCACGCCAACAGCGCCGCGCTCAAATCCACTCCCGATAGCGGCTCCGGCGTCTTCACCAAGCGTGTCGATTTTGCCATCTCCAACGAAATTTTCAGTCCATTTCGGGCGGCCACCTAATTCGGGCTGATCGGCATCGTCGGAGAAATCACTGATCGTGATGCCTGTCGCTGCCGTGTAAGCACTCGCCAACTCCTGATCCGACCATTCGCCGTATCGCCGCCCGTCTTTTGACAGACCGTTATCTGGATATGATTTTCTGAGGTCTTCTAATGTTATCGATGCCATTTTTCTTTACCTCATCAAAGCTGTGGAACTGGGGCAGCATCGCCCCAGTAGATAGGTGTCTCGTCCATCAGAACGGGCTGTTTATTAATTTCAGCATCGTAGCCAGCAACACCGCGCTGGAGCGCTTCTAGATATTGTCGCAGAGCAATTCGGTATGCTTTCGGCGTCAGGGCGCGGTCCATCGAGGCCTTAGCTTTGGTGGCCTTGGTTCCTTCGATTTCGGTGACGGGGCCACCGCCTTTTAGCTCTTGGAATGCGTCAAGAAAAATCTGGCCTGCGAGCATTTCGTGCTGTGTAATAAATTCAATGCCTTCATCAGAGATCGTGCCTTGTGTTAGCCCCCCAAGATTAATGAGGCCCACGCCCTTTCCTAGCGCATCTTCCATTCCATCTAAATTTGCCATCATCCTGTTGATGATAATTTTTGCTTGGTTGAACGCTGTCGCCGTTTTCCTTCGGCCAATCCGTATTGCAAAATCTCGTTCACCTTGTAGCTGAGCAGAAGTTTTTGCGCCCTCAACCCCGCCAGAAGTTTTCGCCTGATACTCTGATACCGCCCGATATGCACCGTCGATTTCGGCAGAACTGGTGAGGACTACGCCATTTTGTTTGAACACGGTGCGGCCATCCTTGAATGTCTGCATTTCCAATCCACCGGGAAAACTTCTCGTACCTTGCAGTGATTTTCCAGCGCTCCTAGTCTGGAAAAAATTTGTTAGCAGCGCATTAGCCATTTTCGGGTTGGCCTCGATCGCG